AGTAACCATACCTAATACTATTATTGCTATGCAAGTATTAGTTACAGATTTAGCATTTGATACTGCACCAAGCAACACAGTAGCAACAAGTATGTTATTAGATATTATTAATCATAGATTAAGACACGAAGTAGAAAAGGAGAATGAAGATGAGTAAATATATATATATGGTAGAAGAATGGTCTACTGATACTAGATTATATAAAATAGAATCAGATAAAAAACTTACTAAAGAAGAAGTAAAAGATTCAGTTAGAGAAGTAGGTATACCTATAAAAGCAGGTGAAGAAATAAAAATAGATGAACTACCTAGTGGTAAAGAAGTAGATATTATAGGTGTATATGAAGGTGTTGAATATGGAGAAGATTCACAAATGGATATTGTAGATGGAGAGATAGCAGATGATTAAATATATTATATATACACAAAAGAACTGCATCTATTGTGCAGAGGCAAAGTCTTTATTAGATGAGGCCGGAGAGATATATGAAGAGAGAGAACTAGATACTGCAGAGAAGGTAAGAAGGTTTAAACAAGCCGGTCATAAGACTGTACCACAAATCTTTCTACATATAGGAGGATTCCACGAGCTAGAAGAATTCTTTTTTGGCGAAGAAGTATCGTTTAAACCGGATATAAAGCTCGTGGAGGACTCTAAACCAAAAGGTAAGGTGATTCCTTTCAAAGGAAAGATAGGTGCTATATCAGGAGATAAAGATGAGTAAAGAAGTATTAGAGGCAGTAAGAGAGGCTAGTATATCTATTGCTTGTTGTTTAGACGAACCTAGTAAGATTACGAAAAAAGATTTAGAACATATACAAGACCAGATAACTAAGATAGAAAATTATTTAACACCTTTTTGTTTAGAAGAATTAGAGGAGATAAAAAATGAATAAAAAAATTAAATGTCAAAGATGTAAAAAAAATGAAGGTTACCCAGAAGATATGACAAACAGAGCATGTAATTTTTTATTATGTGATGATTGCTACACAGAGATAAGATATTTACTTGCAGATTATTTAGGTATACATATACAGGAGATTAAGATATGAGTAAATTAAATTATAAAGAAATAAAGCAACGAATAGATGCTATTGAAGATAGGTATTACAAAGGTTGGAAACATTCTGAAGAATGGTGGAGAGTTACTGGAGAGGTACACCCTACAGATAGAAGATTATGGACTTATTATCATAACTTATTGAATAGTTGCATAGAATGAGTATCTATGATATAATGTTAATAGAGAACAATATGATTAAGATAAAAAAGATACCAAAGATACCAAACCTTGTAGCAAAAAATTTACTTGACACAAGATATAGGCAACAAATTATTAAGAATAAAAAGAAGTATAATAGAAAGAGAGATAAAGATGTATGTGATAGCACATCATAGATATAAGAGTTTCAATAGGTTAAGAAAATCAAAGTGGACTGAGACTTGGCCTATTGACCAGCTCGTAGATGAGGAGAATAATATACTAAAGTTTGAAACAAAAGAAGAGGCATTACAAACTTTGAAATCTTGGGGAGTGGATATTGTTTTTGCTCAACAAGAAGGAGTAACGATTGAAGGAGTGAATTAATGGAACAAATACTAATGATATATTATTTTTTAGGTGGAGTAGTAGTAGGAATATTTATCATACTACTTGCATATTTATTAACAAGAAAATAGGAGTGTATAATGTATGACCCAGTATTTATAAACATATTAGAGAAGAATGTAAAAGATTTACAAGAACAGTTACGCAATGCTAATATTAGAATCAAACAATTAAATGATGAGAATTATAAATTGCGTAGGCAAATAGGAATTGAGAGAGATGATGGAAGAAAACTCACCAACAGCTCTGATGGTGTATGGTTAGGAGATGCAGAGATGCCAGATGCAGAGCATTTAAAAAAGGATTTTAAGACAGGTGGATAAGGCAAGAGAAAGAAGATTTAAAGCTACCGGTAAATATTTTAAAGAGACCAAACAAAATAAATATTTATGGTTAAATAATATTTTTCCAGCCTTACTACTTGTAAGTTTATTTTTTTTATTGTATAATTATTAGGAGAATTACAATGACAGTAGATACAAAATGTTATAAAATTTTAGGTAAAAAAGAAGTACAATATTCAACCTTAGTAGAAGTACCTAAGGATTGGAGTATGGAACAGGTTCAAGAATATATTGATAGTAATATGATTAATACTTGGACAGAAGAAGACACAGGCTTTGACACTATAGAAGTATCAGATGAAAAGCCTGAGTTGATAGATGATGAACAGGCAGAAGAAATGTCATATGATATTGGTATGTTTGTTTATAATGAGGAAGAAGAAGATGAATAATTTATGGGATAAAGACGAGAAGAAAATGTATAGAAAACTATTTAAAGAATATAAAAGAGAAGGTTGCTCTAATGAAGAGGCAAGGATATATGCAAAACAAGACTGTAGGAATAGTATAGGTCTTGATATAGATTCTGCTGAAGAGCTTTATGTAAATGCTTTGAAAGATTTCTCTTGACATTATGAAAAAGTTTTCTATAATATATAAATATATATATATAATATATAATATACTTAATAATTATTTATTAAAATATATAACAAATATATGTATATTATTATTATCATTATGGGTATTATATGTATTTATTATGATGATTTATTATACATTTAAATAACTAGAAAGGAATATAAATTGATAGGATTAGAATTTTTATTAATATACACAGCTATCTATGTAGTTATAGGAGTAACTAACTCAATAGGTATGATGTAATGCAGAGTAAGTGGATAAGTAGAGGGAGATGCCCTTGTGGTGAATCAAAGAATGGTTACAACATTCATGCTGATGGGCATGCCTTCTGCTTCTCTTGTCAGAAAAGATTTAATAATGTAGGAGAGGCAAAAATGGAAACGAAAGTTGTAGATATACAAGAACGAGTCCAAATAAATGGAGAGTATGGTTCGATACAAGATAGGAGAATATCAGAACAAACTGCCAGAAAATATAGGACAAAGATAAAAAGAAATGGTAGTATGATTACACATCATTACTACGAATACTACAATGTGGAAGGTAGCCATGTTGCTACAAAGATTCGCCAAGTAGAAGGAAAAAGAATATGGTCTCAAGGAGATATAGGAGATGCCTTACTGTTTGGCCAGAACTTATTTAAGTCCGGTGGAAAATACATAACTATTGTTGAAGGAGAGATAGATGCAATGTCTGTGTATGAAATGCTAGGAAGTAAATGGGCAGTAGTATCAATTAAGAATGGAGTTCAAAGTGCTGTGCAGAATTGTAAACAACACCTGGAGTACCTGAATAGTTTTGAAAATGTTGTGGTATGTTTTGATGCAGACAAACCTGGGGTTGAGGCCTCACAAAAGGTTGCTCAATTATTTGAACCTAACAAATGTAAGATAGTTAGACTTGACCACAAAGACCCAAACGAATATTTAAAGATAGGAAAAGCAAAGGAGTTTGTGCAAGATTGGTGGAGTGCAGAATCATATACACCGGCAGGCATAGTAAACTTAGCCAAGCTAGGAGATGCTTTATACGAAGAGGAGTATTGTGAAACTATTCCTTATCCTTGGAGTGCCATGAATGAAAAAACATATGGTATGAGAACAGGAGAGTTAGTTACATTTACTTCTGGTGCTGGTATGGGTAAGTCTTCAATCATGCGTGAGTTGATGCATCACATCTTAAAAAATTCTAGTGATAACATAGGAATACTAGCACTAGAGGAGAGTACAAAGAACACTGCATTTAATATCATGTCAGTGGAGGCTAACCAAAGATTGTATATTAAGGAGATACGAAATCAATTTTCAAAAGAGCAGTTACACCAGTGGCAAAAAGATACGATTGGCTCTGGTAGATTCTTTGCCTTTGACCACTTTGGTTCTATCAGTAATGATGAGATACTATCTAGAGTTCGATACATGGCAAAGTCTTTAGATTGTAAGTGGATATTCTTAGACCATTTATCTATCTTAGTAAGTGGACAAGATGATGGAGATGAAAGAAAATCTATTGATGTATTGATGACTAAGTTGCGTTCTCTGGTAGAAGAAACAGGAGTTGGTCTTTTATTAGTATCGCATCTTAGGAGACCAACAGGAGACTTAGGCCATGAGAATGGTAAGGAGGTTACACTATCACACCTTAGAGGAAGTGCAAGTATCGCACACCTATCTGACAGTGTGATAGCATTAGAGAGAAACCAACAAGCAGATGATGAAGTTATAGCATGCACAACAACAATTCGTATTCTCAAGAACAGATACACTGGAGAGACAGGAGTATGTACGTACTTGCATTATGATAAAAAGTCTGGTAGAATGTCTCAAATAGATAATCCTTTTGAAGATGAATTTAATAATCAAGCACAAGGAGTTTTATAATATGAAGTGTTATAACTGTGGAACAGAATTAATTTGGGGTGGTGACCATGACTGTGAAGACCATGAAGACCATGCTATCGTTACTAATCTTTCTTGTCCTAAATGTGATGCCTTTCATTTAGTGTACTGGGGTCACAAAGGAGAAGAAGAAAGTAAACAGCTCTGGATAGAAGGTTATAAAGATTGGTCACATAAAAAAGAACTTGACACAGATGATGAGATGTGGTATCATTACTGTGATGTTGAAAAAAGTGAAATGGAAATAGGTAAAGGAGAAGAGTGTAGTTGGTGTGGTGCAAATGAAAGTAGTTCTTGATATTGAAACAGATGGATTTAATCCTAGTAAAGTACATTGTATTGTAGCAAAAGATATAAATACAAATGTTGTTACAGTGTTTGACCCATCTACTATGTACAGTTTTAATAACTGGGCAAAGCAAGTAGATAAATTTATTATGCATAATGGATTATCTTTTGATGTTCCGGTTCTTAATAGACTGCTTAATTCAAACATACTACCAGGTGATGTTATTGATACATTAATTTTATCTCAGTTGTTTAATCCTATACGAGAGAAAGGACATAGCCTAAGAGCATGGGGTGAAAAACTAAACATGTTAAAGGGTGGTGAAAATGTAAACTTTTCTAAGTATGATTACAATATGCTGAAGTATTGTAAACAAGATGTAGAAATAACACATGCTGTTTATAATGAATTAGTAAAAGAAAGTAAAGGTTTTTCTAAGGAGTCTATAGATTTAGAGCATGATATTAGATTAATCATTGACCAACAGGAGAAGAATGGTTTTGCTTTTAATATACAAAAAGCACAGGAGTTACTAGCAAAACTAAAAGACGATATCTATGACTTAGAACAATGGTCGTTAGAAGAGTTTGAACCTACCATTGTGGAGATGAAGACGAAGACAAAAGAAATACCATTTAACATTGGTTCTCGTCAGCAGATAGCTGATAGATTAATAAAGAGAGGTTGGAAACCAAAACAGTTTACTGATAAGGAAAATATTATAATTAACGAAGCTGTTTTAAAAACAATCAAAGAACCAGAGTTAAAATTAATTGCAGAAAGATTTGCCT